AGAATTGACTCCATTAGTGATCAGACAGGTGCAATAGTAGGCCCTTTTGAAAGAGGCCCTGTACTAGAACCTTTGCTTATTGAGAATGAGCAAGATTTAATTGATCTTTTTGGAAAACCATCACTTAACGATAGACATTACGAATATTGGTACACTGCTTCAAACTATTTACAGTACGGTGGTATATTAAGAGTCGTTAGAGCAGATGGTGCAAGTTTAAATAACGCAAACGTAGGTGGTATGCCTACAACACATCCAACAGGTATTGGATCAACTTCAAATCTTAAAATCAAGTCTTTTCAAGATTATCAAAATAATTACGAAGATGCTGTTACATATAGATTAGCTGCTAGAAACCCAGGCTCATATGCAAACGGAATGAAAGTTGCGTATATTGATGGTGCTGCAGATCAACAACTTCACGTTACACCTCATGTGGTTGCAAACGTTAGTGTTGGTATGGGTGTTACACAACCTATCAGTGGAACAATCGTTGGCCCAGGCACAACATCAACCGCAGATGGATATGTTCAAGGTATTGTTACTGGTATTGGTGCAAGTACAGTTGATGTTAAGGTTGTAAATCGTGTATCTGCTGCTGGAACAATATTCCCAGTAAGTTATACAGAAAGTGGAATTTTTGCATTTACAACAGGAACAAAGACAAGTAATACATTACCTGGCCCTGGCGTTCTATTTTCAAGTAGTTCTTCAACCATTGCGAATCCTGATGCTGGTATTTCAACTTGTGCAACAGTCTTCCAAGTTGATGACTGGTATGATAATCAGTTCATTCAATTGAAGAACGGTGCTTTAGCTTGGAAAGAAATTGCTGAAAAACCAGGCACAAGTGGATATGCTGCTGCAAGAAATAGTTCTAATGATGAACTTCATATTGTAGTTGTTGATGATAGTGGAAAAATTTCTGGAACAACAGGTGCAATTCTTGAGAAATTTACATTCCTATCAAAGGCAGATGATGCAAAGAACTCCTTTGGTGATGCAATTTACTACAAGAACTTTATTGCAGAAAACTCTGACAACATCTTTGTTGGAATTGCAACAGGAAACGGAACAATCGCATCTGGTATTCTAACTGCATTTACTCCAACATCAACAGCAAATACTTGGAGTCAGGATGCACAAGACGTTGACTTTAACTTCGGTGGTAATATACTTTATGAATTACAAGGTGGTAAAGACTACTCTGGTGTAAGCACAGAGGGTGGTTTTGCAACATCTCTTGGTAATATCATCGGTGGTTATGAAGTATTTGAAAATGAAGCAGAGTATGCGGTTAACTTCTTACTTCAAGGCCCTGGCATTACAGGTAGTCAAGCAGAATCACAAGCAAAAGCAAACAAATTGATTGCAATTGCAGAGGCAAGAAAGGATTGTTTAGCAGTTATCTCTCCAAATAGAGAGACAGTTGTTAATGTAACAAGTGCAAAGACACAAACAA